CCTTATTTAAAATAGGTACTGATGGGAATAATAATTATTTTTTTAATGGAAACTTAGCACTTATCCAACTTTATAACAGAGCATTATCCGCTAACGAAATTACTCAAAACTTTAACGCAACCCGAGCTAGATTCGGAGTATAATAATAACAAATAATAATATGAAATACTTAATTCAAATGGAATTCATACCCGGCAATGATCAAATCTGGGTATCCCAATTAGAACCAACAGATCCTATTTACGAATATGACAACGAGCAAGAAGCATTAGACAAAGCAACTGAGCTCCAAGACAATGATCCTACAGGAAGAAAATATCGTGTAATTGAACAATAATCGATATTTATTATTATAACCATTAGTGGAAAGCGAAACTAATAAATTATCATGGCAAACGAATTCATAGCAAGAAACGGGATTATAGCCCGAAACAACACAACAATAACAGGTTCATTAACAGTAACAGCAGGAATAACTGGCTCATTCTCAGGAACAGCATCATTTGCAACTAGTTCATCATTTGCTACATCAGCATCTTGGGCGCCTAGTGCAGCAACACCAGCATTTCCATTTTCAGGAAGCGCAATAATAACAGGGTCATTATCTCAAGGTGACGGAAATACAGCATTTGGTCTTAATTCACATGCCCAAGGAACAGGATCAATAGCATCTGGATCTTATTCTCATGCCGAAGGCGCACTTACAACAGCAATTGGTAATTATTCTCATACTGAAGGATATTTAACGACAGCAGTAGGAATTTTTGCTCATGCTGAAGGAAATAATGCAAAAGCAATAGGTAATTTTTCTCATGCTGAAGGACAAGATACATTATCAGTAGGAGGTCAATCTCATGCTGAAGGAAGAGCCACCACTTCGTCTGGTTCTTATACTCATGCTGAGGGAAGAAGCACAGTAGCGATAGGTACTTATTCTCATGCTGAAGGATATTTCGCAACAGCATCTGCTAATTATTCTCATGCTGAAGGATATAATACAACAACTACCGGTCAATATTCCCATGCTGAAGGATATCAAACATTATCCTCTGGATCTCAATCACATACTGAAGGAAATGATACATCAGCTGTTGGTATATCATCTCATGCTGAAGGATCATTTACAAAAGCCATTGGCCAAGGATCTCATACAGAAGGATACCAAACAACAGCAACATGGGAGTATGCTCATACTGAAGGAAATTTAACAACAGCTGCCGGTCAATACTCTCACGCAGAAGGAGTTAGTACAAGCGCCTTTGCTGACGGATCTCATACAGAAGGATATCAAACAACAGCCGGGTCAATGGGATTTTATGCTCATGCTGAGGGATATAATACAACAACCACTGGATATTATTGCCACGCGGAAGGACAATATACAACAGCTATTGGATATGGAGCTCATTCTGAAGGTTATGGAACAACAGCTATTAGTTCATTATTATCATCCCCAGGACTTCCTCAACATGTTGAAGGAAGATATAATACAGCAGATAATCAAGCTTTATATATAGTCGGTAACGGAGATAATTCATATACTCAAAGAAATGCTTTTCAAGTAAATGCTTATGGTATGTCTAATGTTTATTCAACAATATTAATACCAAACATAGTAGCAAATGCAAATTATCCTGATGATAGTCAAGCTAATTCTGGTGGTATTCCATTAGGAGGAGTATATCATGATAACGGAAATCTTAGAATAAGAATAACATAATAAACAATATGAAAATAGAATTAACAACACCCGCTGAAGTAATAGCTCAGCCACAAATTTTAAAAACTATATCTAGTATTACAATACATAGTATTACAGATATGTCTTCTTTTGAAAAGAAAGTAATAGCTCACACTTCTGAATTTGGTTCAGTAGTATTATGGGAAGGCGATGCTTATGATACAATTGGTCAATGGACTGATTCTGATGTAACTGCTAGAATAAAAGAGCTTTATAATTTATCATAAAAACTAAAAATAAATAGAGGTTTAGGTTTGGAAATAACCTAAATCTTTATTATATTAATGTTATGAAGTTTAAAATAAGTTATAAAACAACATCTCCTTTACAAGAAGGAGCTCCAATAATATATTGTTATCCTGAATTAAATGATTCTGATTATACAGCATATTTAAAAGATTTAACTACGAGCAATATAATCATAGTTCCTATAACTCCAGAAACTAAACAAATATCATCTAAACGTCAATGGTTTACTAAATGGGAAGTAATTATAAAAGATATTAATGATAAGATAGTATTTTATGATATGTTTAATCCATCTAATAAAGTAATATTTATAAAGTCTGATGCTAAAGCTTTAGGTGATAATTTAGCATGGATGCCTTATATAGAAGAGTTTAGAGTCAAAAATAATTGCATAGTGGTATGTTCGACGTTCTTTAATGAATTATTTATTAATTCTTACCCAGATATATTGTTTGTTGAACCAAATATTCAAATACAGAATGTGTATGCTCAATATTATATTGGAACTCATAATATTATGAATTATTGTTATCAAACATCTTTATATTTAAATAATCCACTTCAAAAAACAGCATGTGATATTTTAGGACTAGAATGGAAAGAAATAAAACCAAATGTTGGAGTACCATTAAATATCACTAAAAAGAAACAAGTAACATTAAGTGAATATGCTTCATTAAAAGTTAAAGAATGGAATATTCCCGGAGGTTGGCAACAAATAGTAGATTTATTTGTTAAATACGGATATGAGGTAATAGTAATAAGTAAAGAATATTCATATCTTAAAAATATAACAAACAAATCTGGAGATAGACCACTACAAGAAAGAATATATGATATAGCTAATTCAGAATATCATATTGGATTATCAAGTGGATTAAGTTGGTTAGCATGGGCAGCAAATACTCATACATTTTTAATATCAGACTTTACTCCACCATATCATGAATTTCAATCTAACAGTACTAGAATATATAATAAAGAAGATATAAGATTAGCTATATCTTATGAAGAAGTATTAAATCCAATATCTATACAAGATGTACTTCAAACAATCGAATCTAATTTAATAAAAAACAAATAACATGGAAGAAGCAATAACTTTAACAGAACAAGAATTAAATGATTTAAAAAAAATTCAAGAACAAGGAAACCAACTTATGATGAAGTTTGGTGAAATTGAAATGTCAATTCAAATTTTAGAATTACAAAAAGATCGTTTAGTAGAATCATTACAAGAACTTAAGGAAAAAGAAACAACATATGGTCAAATGCTTCAAGATAAGTATGGTAATGGAAACATTAATACTGAAACAGGAGAATTTACTAAGATAAATTAATTTTTGAGAAGAGGTTAGATATTTATTGACAACAAACAATAATTTAAACTAATCAAACATGGCAGAAGTATTATTATCACCTGGTGTATTACAGAGAGAACAAGACTCATCTCAATACACTCAAGGCCCCGTAACAGTAGGAGCAGCAATAATCGGACCAACAGTAAAAGGACCTGTTGAAATTCCAACAATTGTTACATCTTATAGTGATTACACAAATAAATTCGGATCAACATTTGTAAGTGGTGGAAATGTATACACATACTTTACATCAATTGCCGCTTACAATTATTTTAATAATGGTGGTGACACTTTATTAATAGCAAGAGTAGTAAGTGCATCAACTACTTGGGCATCAGCTACAAGTACAGCTATTTCAGCAAGTACAAGTGCTACAGCATTTACTTTAGAAACTATTTCTGAAGGAACTATTATGAATAGTTCAAGTTCATTAGATGCAAGTGGTTCATTAGCTAGTGGATCAGCAGATAATATTAGATTTGAAATCATTTCTCCTAATACATCATCTGGAACATTTGGATTGTTAATTAGACAAGGAAATGATAATAATAATAATAAAATTATATTAGAGTCTTATACTAATTTATCATTAGATCCTAAGTCTCCTAATTATATTTCTAGTGTGATTGGTGATTATACTTATAATTATAACTCAGTAAATGTTCAAATTGAATTATCAGGTTCTTATCCTAATGCTTCAAGATACGTTAGAGTAAAATCAGTAGCTTTAAATACTCCAGATTATTTAGATAATACAGGAACTCCAAAAACTCAATTTACTGGTTCAATACCTGTAGCAGCAAGCGGTTCATTCACAGGTGCTACTGATACAATGAAAGGTGGAGCAGCATTTTATGATGATATTACAACAGCTGGTAATACACAAGGTTTAGATGGTGGTAGTTATACAAACATGGTTAATTTATTATCAAATAGTGATGATTATAAATTTAATATTTTATTAACACCGGGTTTATTTAATTCGTTGCATACTGGTACAGTATCAACGATTATATCAAATACTCAGGGTAGAGGCGATAACTTGTATGTACTTGATTTAGTACCTTATAGTTCAACAACTACAGCAGTAGTAGGTCAAGCATCAGCTGTAAATAATTCATATGCCGCTTCATATTGGCCATGGTGTCAAATTCAAGATCCAGCAACAGGTAAAAATGTTTGGGTTCCAGCTTCAACAGTAATAGCAGGAGTTTATGCTTATAATGATAAAGTTGCTGAGCCTTGGTTCGCACCTGCAGGTATTAATAGAGGTGGATTAGGTAATGTAATTCGTGTAGAACAAAAATTATCTCAAACAACTCGTGATACATTATATTTAGGAAAAGTAAATCCAATTGCAACATTCCCTGGAACTGGAGTAGTAGTATACGGTAATAAAACATTACAAACTCAAGCATCTGCTTTAGATAGAGTAAATGTTCGTAGATTATTAATTTCATTAAAGAGCTATATTGGTCAAGTAGCAAATACAATAGTATTTGAACAAAATACAGTAGCTACAAGAAATCAATTCTTAGGACAAGTAAATCCATATCTTGAATCAGTACAACAAAGACAAGGTGTTTACGCGTTTAAAGTAGTAATGAATGATTCAAATAATACTCCAGATGTAATTGACAGAAATCAATTAGTAGGTGCAATTTATATTCAACCAACTAAAACAGCTGAATTCATTTATTTGAACTTTAATATTACTCCAACTGGAACTACATTCCCAGCGTAATTTTTAAAATAGCTAATATTTATAATAGAATAAAAATAAAATACAGAAAATGGCAATATTAAATCCAAACGAAATATTTTTCACAGCATTCGAACCTAAACAACAGAATAGGTTCGTAATGTATGTTGATGGTGTTCCTTCATATATGATTAAGGCAGTTAGCG